ATATAAGAACTCACCACTTACTTTATTTGCCACAACATAATCAAGCGAATAACCATCAACATATAAAAATCCTATCAAATTATTAGGGTCATAAAAACTCAATCTTAATTCTTGACCTTGTTCGATAGTTATGCGTTCGGGAATCTCAGTTAAAAATCCAAATCCGCTTACCTCATAACCATCCCAAACATTATTGTTATACTGCTCAAATCCAAATATAGAATTAACTGCGGTGTTACTTGCACTTGTCGGGAATCTTCTAAGGTTATCATAAATTGTTGGCACTCCACTGACATCATATAACTCACCAAATTGAACATAATATTTTACTCGACTATTGATGTTAGGCTCGCAATAATTAAAGCTACCATTAACATTAAAGAAATCATTTTTAACATAGTTCTTTAATATCGGACTTGCATCAATTAAACAAGTATTTACACTCGGTTGTTTAGGTATTGCAATTCGACTTACTGCGGTGTTTATTCCACTTACATAAACATCTGCTATAAAGTTAAAGTTACTTTGTCCTGCTTGTGTTGAACTAACATTGAAAGCCATTTGATTAAATGCACTCACCACGCTGTTCGGATTTGATATGATGTTAATTGCCATTGATTGATATTTTAATATTCTTTGCCATTGCCTTACCTAATGCAGCTGCTAAACTTGCTGCAAGTTGTTTTGTCCTTTGTGGATTGTCCGCTTTACTTATAAAGTTCATCGGTTTGATACCACCTATTTTAGTTGCGACTGCCATTTGTTTAGCTTCCTTAGTTATCAAGTCTGATTGTTTTTTCTTGTTCTTTCTTATCAATGTTTTTTTATTCATTGACTTGCTACCAGTCCTTGCGATGTAATCTTTAAACGATTCAACCATCGCCTTTGATGTTCCTAAGTTTCTAAAACTATAAGGGCTTTGTGGTGCTTTGCCTTTATTCCTTACACCCTTAACTCCCTTATCTACAAAGTCAGCATAATACTCGGTGCTAATCGTGTTCACTTGAAACTTAGTTGCACTTATCCTAACTGGCATATTACTCATACTCGCTGCCAATGTGCTTGCTTGTCCTGTCCTTGCCTTTGATTTAATCTGTTTTGACATTAGCCTTATACCTTCGTTGCAATGCTGCATAACAATAGCCTCAATGATATTCTCACTTGCTTTTGTGTAGTCTTTGATTGACTCTCCAAACTTTGCGCCTATTGCTGCTGCTGCTGCCTTGTCCATATCTCTTTGTCGTGTTCGCTTTTGTCTTTATAAAATGTCATTGTATTCAAGAACTCAATTACATTCATTTTAAAAAAGTAATCCCATTTTGTTCGGTCATCTTTGCATATATCATTTATGCTTGCAATCCATCCCCATTTGGTTCTAAAAGTTTGAATTTCTCCATCAGTTCCTTCGTGTTCTTCATCGCCTTGTTCGCTTCCGATTCCAAATAAATTAGGATATTTCGCTGCAATGCCTCGTAGTATTTGCAAAAAAAAAGCATGATAGGATATGCAGTTGATATTTTCATCTCATTATAAAACAAGTCTGCGACCTCTTTATGCTTATCGCCTTTGTAGCCTAATTCTTTGCCATACCAATTTCTTTCTACACAAACCGAAGCAAGTATATTATGTATGTTGCTCAATATCTTTTCGGGCTCTTTACAAAAGTGACTAACATCAATGAACTGCTCACTTGTTAATTCTTGTTCTTTCCACTTAACAATAAATCGCCTGCCACCTACTTTGAATTTTAATTTAATCTTCTCATCTGCTTGCAGGTTTTCTATTTTGTCAAGTCCTTTCAATGCCTCAATCATTTGCCCTATTGGCATGCTTTCGATTTCATCAACTGATACTCCGCTAATTTCGCTCAATATCAAAACCTTTCTGTGAAGTGGGTCTTGTTCAAGTTCGCTAATTAGTTTGATTTTTAAAAACTGCTTAATCGTTAACTGGTTGTAATTGCCTATCATCTTTTATAAATATAAATTTAGATTGAAATTGTTGAATATTTACCACTTGGTCGGTTATTTAATTTTAAGAGTGCTACATATCTCATAGGGTCAACGCAATGGTTTAGACTGTCTATTGGTTTGCCTGTTAGTTTGCCTTCGTTATCCTTTTCCCATGTGTAACCCCTCAATTCTTTTATTAAATTAGTGGAGTTCTTAGTTACTTGTATCTCGTATCGTTTCAAGATGTCAATTCCTATCTTGATTGAATCTGCACCTTTAACTGCAGGTCTGACATTGAAACCTTGCAGCCTTAACTCTTCTATTGACTTAGGCTCGGCACTATCACATATCAATTCCTTGCGCCCAAATTGGATTGACTTAAGAAAGTTACCTAAATCGTTATTTGTCATATTCGTTCGATATAGTAATTCATCAATGATTAGTTTGCCTTCATATTTATAAATCGCTACAAGTGTGCTCGGGTCGTTGGTAAATCCAAAGTCCATTCCATGCCCTACTAACTCGGCTCTTTCCGGTATCGTGTCAATCTGCTTCCATTGGTCAAATATTACATCTTGAAGACTGCCCACCTGACCAAGTCCATATACATTATACCAATTTGCCCAATATGTTGAAGTCTTTGCCCTTTCTTTTGCCTTCTCAATCTCATTTATGATTGATTGGTCAAGTGCTTCATTGTCTTTATAAGTTAAGGTTATTAGTTGGCTGTCCTTATCATGCAGTAATTCAGTATCAACCCAAAATTCACTAACTGGATTGTAGTCTAAGTAAATGAATTTCTTAGTCCTTATTGATAACTGATAGTAGCTTTCAAAGTCTATATTATTGCACTCATTGATGAATAGAATGTCACGCCTTGCACCCCTTAATTTGTTAGGACTGTCTGCACTAAAAAACTCAATGTAGCTGTCATTATTGAATGTGTAAATTAAACTTGACTTGTTATACTTGCTATCATCCCAAAATCCGACCATTGTCATAATCTTGATAAAGTCACGAATAGCACCCCTGCGAAGATGTGGGATTGTTTCTGATACTATGCTTATTTCACTATTAGCTTCCTTTATAGCGAAGTCAATTAGGAAAGGTATAATAGAGAATGTCTTGGAAGCACTTGTACCTCCTCTAACTATTCTAATGCGTTTATTCAGTGATGCAATCTTATCTTGTGCAGTTGTTTTTTGTAGCATATTTTAAAATCAAAATGCGATTTGCCCACCGAGAAGACAAGCGGTTTTACTCACTTTCTTCATTTTTGACATTAATATCTAATCCATTAAAAATTGGTCGCTCAATATTAATGTTTTTGTTTTCAGTTTTTGTTGATGCAATGCGGTGGTATTCTTCCTCCGTTCCTATCAGTTTATACAATGCCATTTGCGTTAATGGGTTGTTTCCATTGTACCATTTATTGCGCAGTGCAACCTTTAATTGTGTTCGGTTTAACTCTAATTCTTCAAACATCTTTTTATAGGAGTCCGAATCGTTTGGAAAGTGCTCGTAAAAAGTTGATTTACGGCAAGGCAAAAAAGCAATAATATCTTCAATAAAGAATAGTTTATGCTTCTTTATTTGTTCTATTGCTGTATTAAATAAATCTTCTGTTTTATAAGCCATTTTTAAAATCATTTAACCAAAAAGCTGTATTGTCTTTGTTATTAATAATTACGTCAAAATCTAAATTAAACTGTTTAATAAAGTCAAAATAGAAAAACTCAAAATTACTTGTTGCTAATATTATAATCGGTTTAAAAGGTGTTTTTGACAATAAATATTGATATGACATTATTTGACCAAATGCATTGAAAGTTTCAGCTTTGTTGTGTTTTGGATTTTTACATTCAATTAAAATATCTTTACCTTGTTTTGTTGTAATGTAAATATCCGCATAAATAGAAAATAATCCGTATTCATTTAGTTTGAATTGCTTTTCTAATTCTATTATATCAATATCTAAATCATAAGCTGTTTTAATTAATCCTTCCAATTTAGGTAATAAGTTTTCTGTAAATTCTTTTTCATTTTTGAATTTATCTTTTAACATATTACAACCTTGTGAAAGTGATATTTCATTAGCTTGTAAAGCTATATTTTGTTTATCGTATGTCATTATATTTCTGTTTTAACGTATTTTAATCCATTTCGTTTCACTTCCAATGTGGGGTCAAGTTTAAGCATTCTATCCAGTATAACTTGGCAGTATTTGGGGTCAAGCTCCATGCCGTAACATTTGCGTTTAAGTTGGTGGGCGGCTACCATTGTTGAACCGCTGCCGAGAAAACCGTCTGCCACCAATTCTCCTATTTTAGATGAATTCTCAATCAAAGGGGCTAATAGCTTGATTGGCTTCATTGTAGGATGTACATCATTTTTAGAAGGTTTATCACAATGTATTATTGTTGTCTTTTGCTTCTCTGATGTCATTGCTTTAACTATATCAAGCAATGCTTTTTTACTTAGTTTTCTGTAATCTACAATATCTTCAATAACAGTTGTCTTGGTTCTATCTTCTGTAAAGTAATGAGCTGCTCCTTCTTTCCATCCATATAGGCATGGCTCATGTTTCCAATGATAATCTTGTCTACCCATTACCAATGCGTTCTTAACCCATATTAAACATTGCTTTAGTAATAATCCTGAGTCCTTAAATGCTTGTCTAAAATTTGCTCCTTCGCTATCTGCATGCCATACATACCATGCACCACCTGGTTTTGTATAACTTCCTAATGCAGTATAGAAATCATATAAAAATTGATAAAATGATTCATTTGTCATTTGATCGTTCATAATCTTTAAGCCCGTACCGCCTTCATAGTTTACATTATAAGGCGGGTCTGTCATAACCATATCACATAATTGTTTCTCAAACAATCTTTGCCAAGTATCTGTTTCCGTTGAACTTCCGCATAGTAATTTATGTTGACCAATTTCAAATAAATCTCCTATTACTATATCTGTTTCAATTTCATCTTCTGGAATATCAAAATCATCTTCATATACTTCTGGTACTATATCATCTTCAATAAAGTCAGGCACATCCAATCCCCAATCCTCCAACTGCTGCACATCCCATTCATTCGCCAACTGCTCCCAATCCCATTCCCCAAATCCTACGTTATCTTTGATGATAAATTCTTTCTTTTGTTCTTCGGTTAAGTCTTTGGCATAAATAGTTGGCACATCTTTTAATCCTAATTCTTGGCAGGCTTTCAATCTCATGTTGCCACCTA